TTGATACTATAGAGGCTGATGATATCATGGGCATCTATGCTTCCTCAAACAGAGGGATTGCAGTAACTATTGATAAGGATTTGAGGGGAGTAAGAGGGTGGCACTATAATCCAGATAAGGATAAGAAGCCACGCTATGTTTCTCCTGAAGAAGCCGAGAGGTTCTTCTGTCAGCAGTGGTTGACTGGAGATAGTACTGATGGCATCCCCGGATTGTGGAGAGTCGGGCCAAAAAAGGCAGACAAGTTCCTTGATGAGTGGGAAGAAGAAGGATTGGATTGGTATACTGAGATCATGAGTTTGTATAAGGTTGAGAAATATCAGCCTAAAGAAACCTGTGGATTGGAACCAGAAGAGCTGGCGGTGGTCATGGGACAGTGTGTTAAGATACTGTCAAATGAAAATTTTAATTTAAAAACCAAGGAATTAACCCTTTGGCAGCCCTAAAGTTGGGCTATAAAGTATAAAGGAGAGAGGTTACATGGATAACTTCGAGCAGTTTATTGTAAAGAGTAGGTATTGTAAGTGGCTTCCCGAGAAGAATAAGCGGGAAGAGTGGTCTGAAACGGTGGGTCGGTATATGAAATACATGATGAACCGTTTCGATCTTGATTGTACTGATAACGATATCCTAGATATCTGGAGTGCTGTTGAAAATAGAGAGGTATTCCCCTCTATGAGAGCATTGATGACTGCTGGCCCAGCCGCTGACGTTGATGATGTTTGTCTTTACAACTGCTCATATGTCGCTGTCAATGACATACGATCCTTTAGTGATATAATGTATATCCTGTGCTGTGGTACTGGTGTGGGCTTCTCTTGTGAGTCCGAGAACACCGATCAACTACCTGTAATCCCAGAAGAAATTGTTCGGGATACAGCTAGAACTATTACTGTGCCTGATTCTCGTGTGGGTTGGGCTGATTCCTTTAAGGAACTGCTGACCCTACTTTATGAGGGTACTCACCCAACATGGGACACCTCTGAGATTCGCCCAGCCGGAGCTAGGCTTAAGACTTTTGGTGGTCGAGCCAGTGGACCCGAGCCTCTGGAACGCCTCTTTAGATATGTAGTCAAGGCTTTCATGAATGCACAGGGCAGAAAGCTCACCTCGCTTGAGGTTCACGATATCGTGTGCTTGACTGGTGAGATTGTAATTGCTGGTGCTGTTAGGCGATCAGCTTTGATTTCCTTGAGTGACCTGCATGACCGAGACATGGCTACTGCTAAGTCTGGTCCGTGGTGGGAAGCTTCTGGACATCGCAGCCTTGCTAATAACTCTGCCGTCTATGACAAGAAGCCATCGCTGGCTGAGTTCATGAGCGAGTGGTCAACCATGTACGAGTCCCGTAGTGGTGAGCGTGGTATTTGTAACCGACAATCCTTATCTTGGTTAGCTGAACGAAGTGGCCGAGATACTGAGGGCATTAGCTTCGGTACTAATCCATGTAGTGAGATTATTCTACGGCCAAAGCAGTTCTGTAATTTAACTGAAGTGGTTATTAAGCCAGAGGATACACTGGAAACCTTGACAGAGAAGGTCAGGTATGCTACAATACTTGGTACAATTCAGTCAGGATGTACTCGATTCTCTTATCTGGATGATGAGTGGAAAGAGAACTGTGAGGACGAACGTCTTCTCGGCGTATCTTTTACTGGTGTATTTGATAATAAACTTATGTCCGGACAGCGAGGATATCCTAAGCTTCGTTATACCTTGATGAAGCTGAAGGAAGTGGCTGAAGAAACCAACCTCCTCTGGGCTGACAAGCTTGGGATTACTCCAAGCAAAGCAATTACTTGCTGCAAACCAAGCGGCACTACGTCTTGTGTAGCTGGTACGTCATCAGGTATGCATCCAAGATATAGTGACTTCTATATTCGCAGGGTTAGAGTAGATACAAAGGATCCTATCTGTCAGTTTATGATGGATCACGGTATTCCTCACGAGCCTTGTTCTGCTAGGGCTGATGCCACTATGGTATTCAGCTTTCCTATGCAATCCCCCTCGGGTTCTGTTACTCAAGGGGAACTGGATCCTATTGATCACTTGGAACTGTGGCTTGAGTATCAAAAGAACTGGTGCGATCACAAGCCCTCTATTACCGTATCATATACTGATGAAAACTTCCTTAAGGTTGGTCAGTGGGTATGGGAAAACTGGGACTATGTAAGCGGGATATCATTCCTTCCTTATAGTGACCATGTATATGAGCAAGCTCCGTTTGAACCATTGGGTGCAAGGGATTATAATCTTATGCAGATGGAGATGCCTAAGGAAATTGATTGGTCCAAGCTGGAACAATACGAAACAGAAGATACAACAATTCAAACCCAGACTTTAGCTTGTACCGGGGGCTCATGCGAGGTCGTAGATTTAGTGGAGTCTTAAATGCTACATAACACAGATACAGTATACCGAAAGTTACGGATGAATGCTCAGGTTCTTCCTCCTGAAATCTTAATTCTTATAAAAGATTTAGATACTAGACTAACAAAGATGGAAGAGGAACTTACGCATGAAGAAATTAGAACTGAAAAACCTAAGCCCAATCGACGAAAATCTAATAACGTATCTGAGGGAAAAATACCCTCCGATAGTTTACCGACAGGATCAGAGTAATACTGCATTCCTGAATGAGTCTATCTTCCGAGCAGGACAGATTGATGTCATAGAAAAGATTGAGGCTATATTTAAATCACAACGGAAGGGGTAAGACATGGGATGGTTTAGCGATGCATTCGGAGGGGGCGGTAAAAG